AAAAGCTAAAGGATGCTTACGTACTTCATTAGTACTTAACATCCAAATACAACCTGTATCATCTATACCTGCCATAGCGACAATCTTGCCGTCTGGTGTCTCAAAGACAACGGTATAGATAGCGACAACACTACGAGCAATAGCAAGGACCGGATGCATACCCGATCCATCTATCACTTCTTTCATATCATCTGGTTGTAGATTCAAAGCTGTATGTGCAGCATCAGCTAGGGTGGGTAATCTTGTGCTGATTTTAGCCACGACTATAGAATTTATCTGTGTATCTACCTTCCCAATTCATACCTAATAAACTAACTGGTAGTGGTGTATCTCCTATAATACTGAGGGAGACGTTCTCATTACGTTGATATATTGGTACATCATGTATAGCATCTGCTGTTATATTAACGTTTCCTAATTGATATTGGTGAGGTTTATTAACACTAATTGTTTGAGATCTATTAGGTATACCAGTTAAGTTAACATTATATGTAACTGGACCACTAAGACCTGTAGCTATTTTCACTCTATGTACAATTAAATTAGAAGTATAATCAGATTTAACACCTTCTTCTCCTTCTTTTTGTGTGGGATATATTCTAGGTACATTTAATTTCATTTCATAAATATAACCAATAATGACATTTAATCCTCTATAGTCACCATCAATATCAACATATTGTCCACCACCTTGTACACTATTTAAATTACCTGCAACATAACTACCTGCTACAGTTGGGTATAGTATAGCTCCTACACCACCTACATCAGTAGCTCCTATATAACCACCAAGTGCAACTACAGCTAATTTTTTACTTGTTATATGTTGGAATGGTAGGTATATCCTAGTTTTATCTGCATTAACATCTATCGCACTAAGAGGTGAACCTGCTTTATGGTACTGTCTATAAGGATTAACATAATATAAATCCATACATACATCAGTCTTTTCACCTGTAGGTAAGGTTAAGAAACCTGTATCACTAGCTTGTGTAAGTTCAACTGATTCAATATATACATTCGAACCATCGGCAACAATAGCATAGTAGGTACTGACATCGAAGAATTGATGTAATAACGTACCAGTTAGATCCCATTTATACCATGTAGACGCTGCTCTTTTTTCACCTAATTGATAGAATCTATATTGATAAACAGTACTAGAACCTGTTTGACCTAGTGAAACTATACCATTACCAGCTGATGCTACCATACTATCAATTGTAGCCGGTATTAATTCAGGTACAATTTTAGTTTGGTCGAACATATATGGTGGTGTTGATGTACTAATTTCAAATAATTCATACAACTTAGTCCATAGAGAACTCTTAGCAACAAAAGCTACAGAAGTACCTAAGTTTACAGCTTCTATACTAGAATCAGATTCATAACCAGAGACTGCGTTGATCTTAGCTGTTTGAGGGCTAAGTACATCAGAGTCTGTAGACATTAAGAATTGTTCATTCTCACTAAATAGTACAAGACCTGCAGCACTGTTCCTAACATAGTTCAGGAAGATAGGTTTAGTAGAAGAGGCAGTGATATCAATAGGATCATCAGCAGCTGCTATCGTAGCAGAACCTACAAAGAAATTATAAAAATCCTTTGCTTTACTGAGAATCATATATTCACCAGCCAAGAAACCAAGTCTGTTCCTATAGAAGAACATGTTTCTAATTTCTATACCAGCTCCATCTAGGAATGAAGGTAGAGGGTTTGTTACATCATCACCTACATCTCTATCTGACCAAGTAACCGGTCCAAATACAAATGATCCATCAGCTTGTTGTGATAGTTTGTGTGGCATAGTAAGAGGGTCAAGTGCATACGTAATGCCAGGTCCATTAGTTTCTATCCAAGTACCAGGTCCAATACTAGCATTGTTTGTGGTTTCAAATTCAACCCACATATCATCTGCTTGGAAGTCAGCACTATTAGCAATCTTTAATTTATAACCATCAGCACATTGAATAGGTAATCTAGTTACATCTGCTACCTGATCTTGAAATACATATAAAGCATCGTCTTGAGAACCACCACTAACACTGATAGTCATAGCACTTGCTGCTTTAACTATATGAATACCAGGACCAACAGCTGTAGCTGAGATGCCAGATATACTATCGATTTTTGAAGTTAAGTCAGCAACAATTGTACTGGCGTCAACGACACCTGAACTAACTGTTTGTCCAGTAGTATGTGTTTTAGTAGTCCCATCAACAGTTACTTTATAGTTTGCATTATAAGCTACAACATTAATAACAACAAAGGCTTGGTGAGCTAATGCTGCTACTGTACTAGCTGTCATCTGTGGCTTCATCTTCTTATTGAGAACGAAGGTAGTAGACTCTAGGGTAAGTAATTCAATATCAGCAGCTGTTGCATCTTTTAAATAACCATTACTAGGTATAGCAGATATATCACAATTAGTTATTTCTGCATCATAATTATTTTGAGCAGTTTCTTCAGCAGTTACAGCGCTAGTATAGTTTGTCTGAGCTGTGTTCATTGCTGACAAAGCTGTAGATAAATCACCAGTTGTTTTAGCTGGATCATTACTCTTCTTAGCTTCATATAATTTATAACCTTGAGAAGCTAAGATAGGATGTTCTGCTGTTTTATCAAGTCCTAACTCATATTGTATCTTAATTACAGTATACTTTGCATTACCACCAGATCCTCCTTGTGTAATAGTTATTACATCACCAACTTTATATCCATCATTAGCAAGAGGTATTCCACCAGAAAGAGCTCCACCTCCTGCATTATTTATAGTAATTAGTTGATCTGGGACACCACCTGTTACTGTAATATCTACAGTTAATCCTGTACCTGTACCTGTTGAAGTTGTTGCTAATCCATTAGCTGCGCTATAACCAGTACCAGGATTATTAACCAGATCTTTTTGTAAAGTTATTACAGGACCACTCAGAGCATTTGCCGAGATATACTTAACTACCTTATTCTCTACAATAGTATATGTATCGTTAGTTTCTTGTTGATAAATACCATCAATTAATATCTCCTGAACTTTTCCAGTTGCTAAATTATAATCATTATTCACTGACCAGAGGCCAGATATTACTCTATCTTGTCCTGCTAAAGCTTCAGCATATGTAGCTTGTGCAGTATTTAGTAAATCTCTCCTTGCTTTTGTGAGAGCTGTAGCATTATAGTATGATTCAGTATCTGTTTGATAGTTAGAAGCGTTACAACTTCCGGGGACTCCAGTATTACTACCCATATCCACACGTCTAGGAGTTCCATCAGTTAAACTCCATACTCTAAATCTAAAATCAGTGTCATCATATTGTGCTACATATTTTTGGTTAGAGGATCTCAGCATAGAGAACCACTTACCTCTAGAAGTAGCTCCATATAAGTTACTAATATATTTACCCCCAGGCCGCTTCAACATACCCAACGCATAGTCTGGAAATGTATTCACAGCGTCATTAACTTGACCTGGAAATTTTCTGTTGTCAGGTTGTTGGGATATACCTAGTAAAAAATTAGGTATCCTTTGGGTAACTGTACTCATCGTTGTAAGGCTGCGTAAGGTTGATATCCGACATGATAGTTCTCACCATCTTTCCATCCAAACATAGAGTATCCGCCTTGTGTAGTTTCATACTCCAATGCAGCTGCTCTAGTATTAATTTCTTGTTGATTTAATAATGCTACTAATTCTTTATCTCCTACCATCTTAACAGCACACATAACAGCGGTACGTGCTGTAATATAATTTTGTATTGCGGTAGGTACTTCAGTGAAATCAAAGAGCCATTTAACATCAACTTGTATTGTTCTAGCTGCGCCTGCACCGTCTTTCCATTCGAAAGAGTGTGTGTGGCGGTCGTATAATTTACCTTCACGACGGATAGGATCATAGTCATCAAAGTGTTGATCTCGATTCGCATCAATTTGTAAAGCATTTGTTGGATATTTTATTTCAAAGGTTACAGCATCAGCTGTCATCTCATAATGACGTTCTGTATTAAATACCCAACCTTCGGCTTGGACTTGTTTATTTGATTCCCTTAAAGTATTCAAAGCTATTGCAACTTCAGGGTTCTGTTGATCGAGTGTAGTGACAGGTGCCTGTCCAACAGAGCTTAATATTTGGTTAACAGCATCCAGTTCGGTGGACACAGCATAAGTAGGATAGGCCATATTAATTTATATGAATAAAAAAAGGAGGATCGTGAAACCCTCCCAATGTGTATAATTTTAGGTAACGTTACATTCTTGTGTAGCGTATGCAAGTCTTAAGTTTTTGGTAGTAGATGTTATAGCATTAGAGCTACGTATATCTGTTCCACCTCCATCTGTACGAGATACGCTTTCACGAACAGCGTCTGTTGTACAAACACCGTTGTTACCTTTAGCGACGGCTACTGCCATTTCTTTTTACCTCGTATTATTAACAGCCAGGTGTAGCAGTCAGGTCACAAGAACCTGTAGCTACAGCTGAACTAGCAGCCACTCCAAAGGAAGATGTTCCTAGTAGAGTTCTGCCATA